CACAGTGTCACTCGGACAAGTGATATCTGGACTGAATTTCTTACAGTTTGGGCATTCCTTAAAGGGGAATACTGAATGATCGTATTCCGGTCCTTCAAGTGATTGAAATTTACATGGGTAATGGGTCGGGTACGGCTGTCGGCAGAAGATACAATCGTTGTCTTCGTCTTGTTCGTGAATGCACTCTGTACATTCGTCATATTTTAGTTCTATCATGCCTATATTATAACAGGCTAACAGATTTTGTCAACTACTAATTTAACCGATAACCCAGGTAAGCGGAGTCCCGCCATCTTCGTAGTTTTTGAGAGATTCTTCAAGGCTGGTTAATTCAGCGGCTGCTTCTGCTTTTAATGCTCCGCCATTTAATGTTACTCCGCCTTGTGGTCCTGCGATCGTGGCATGTTTTTCATATGCTTGACCTAACATCTGCTTGGCTCCGGCTAATGCATAATCCATAAGCCATTTACTTGCATACGGATCAGTTAATAGCGCCTGGTCTGGACGTAGGTTGTAAATCCATAACAACACTTCCTCACCTTCACTGCCTTCCGGGAATCTACGAACGATGGTTAGCTTTTTGGTTACAGTGTCGAAGTGGAAATTAATGTGACCACCAAACATACGCATTGCAAGCTCTTGGTAACCTGAATATAGTTCATATGAGGCGAGACCACCGACACGACCTGCAACGAGCATGTAGGTGTTTAGGTAGCCTGCTGAGAATGGCTCAAACTGTGTGGTACCTTGCGTACTACCGATACCACGTCGGAAGATCTGACGAACTTCAATGATCTCGTCTGGTAATATAAATTCGTTTTGTTCTTCTTCAATTTTTAAAATCGCATTGCTTTCTTCTACTGAGTTTGAAGAACGCTGACGGTACTTTCTGAATGCATGATCAATTGCTATGTCATAATGTTCTGGATCAAGTTCAACATCTACCATCCCGTCACCGAGGGAGAATCTAATGTAATCTACTACTTCTTGTCTTAGTTCGTCAATTGTCGCCATAGTTAATATACCAATTTGTAAGTATATTTATCCTATTAGTAGTGCAGAATAACCTGTTCCTCCTTTGTTTTAAAAAATAATCTGATGCTATGAAACTCAAAATCAGGCCCGGGCCAACTAAAATGATACGCCCAGTCAGTATCTACTTTACTAAAATCAACAGATGGAAGCGTATGAGATGTTGATCCAAATCGATCACGCAACCTTTTAAACAAACTATCATCGTTTGGCATTGTAAATACATCAATATGATACGGATATTGATGTAACCTCGGATGCCAACCTTTATGCGCATCATCCACTACTAGTTAACAACATTAAGATTAATGTTGGCTCATCCTTAAAGAAAATACGAGGACCCATGCTCAACGACGAGCTAATATCTCTAAGCCAGCTGACTGGTATATTCTTATGGAACATTTGCACGTCGATTGGCCGTCCGAATTTATCTATCATTGCACTATGCATTTTGTAATAAGACGAGGACCAGAATCTGTATTCAATACACCAGTTGAATTCTGGATATATTTTCCATCTCCTGTCTAACTTACGAACCCTGAATGTGTCTGTGATGATTGTCCTTGCTGTCATTTGTGTCATTTTTGTTTCCTCGGCTCGCCGTACTTGAGCATTAAAAATGCTATGAACTCGTCATCCCGTATAAAGATACGTAGATTCCATAAGTGTTCATCTGTATCCCAACTCCATTTCATCGACGAGATCGGCATGAAATCCTTAGCACTGTGTACTCCGTCCATTTCTACCGCAGGGCCGTGTGTCTCCCATAATTCATTACGCAACATACAGAAGCTTTTGAAATCATTTCGATCAAAATGAATAATGTACTTGAACATTTTACCTAATTTATGTCTTCCGTCTGTTCGTTGTATCCATGCCATATTAATATTTTAATAAGAGATACGAAACTATCTCTTGTTCTCCTGTAAAGATTCTAGTAGTTTCACGGAAGTGAAAATAACCATTTACTTCAACAAAACGTCGACCACTAACTGTATCGTATGCCCACCGTCCTTTCTTCCAGGCAGTGTTAGTATCATCTAGGCTTAGTGTATACCCAACACCATAGCTTGCTGCTAAGTCTATTAGGATTGTACTAAATTCTTTCTTGTCTAATGCAAAGTCTACTAGAAATGTGTATTTAGGCCGGCAAACACTGTCTTCGCCGGTTTCGCTAACGCTCGCCACACTCATTGCTATAGATCCATTATGCTGTATCACCACATGCTAACGCGATCATTGTTGCCATGTCTTCGTCAATGACATGTATACAAAAAGTTGAAGTACGGCGAAAATAAGGATCAATAGGTGCCGGCCTAGAATCCGTCAGCCATCGTTTATGCAGGTGGTCATCACACACGCTGAGCAATAATTTCTCTGCCCTCAAGAAAGACTTTACGCTGTCGAACTCTATCGTTGCACTGAACACCGGATGATTCTTTAAGTTAGTGATTTTCATTTATATAGCCCCACAGACTAATCATTGTAATCTGCTCATCAGTGGTAAGAAAAATAGCTGCATCTCCGCTATCACTAAGTGACCAGAACCACGAGTCTGTGCCTGATCCGAATGCTTCAATCATGCGCTGTTTACAATCTATATACTGAGTATATGAATTATTAAACAGCAACATGCTCTTATATTCTTCTGTATTAGGCGGCAACAAATTATATATCCACACTTCTCCTAACTCACCCTTTTCGGGCATTGGTCTGAGATATACCTCACGGTGCCCGCTGTTGCCAAACCATAGTTTATCTGACATAAACATCACGTCATCGCTTTCAGAATTACCGTTTCTGCATTGAGCCGCCCGTTCAATTTGATTGCCGTGGTTTTGATGTTATCCATATACTTACGCAATGCAACCTTATTGGCCTTTTTAAATTCTGCCAACTGCTGAATTGGCTTGCGCAATGTTTTGCTCGTACTCTTTTGCGGATCAAAGCCGATGATTGTAGTTCCTTTAATACTCAGCTCGCCGCCATCCATCTCACTTGCAACGTATTTGCCCATTTTACGAGTCTTTGTGTTAAATACCCACACTTCCTTCGCTCCGACAATTTCAACCGGATGCACTCCGACGATCTTATACTGTGGATCTTCCTTCTTAAACTTAACCTTTGCAACCAACTTGTCTTTGCTTGGCGCTTTCTTACAACGAACCTTGCGGGTTGCTTTCTTGGACTCTTTGTAATGCTCGAGGCCTTCGAACAACTTGATGTACCATGCAAGGATACGCTTCCGGTCAGATAGCTTGTAAACAGTCCGGTACGCTTCCTTCAACTCTGGATCACAATCTTTGGATGATAGCTCAATCATCTCTGCCTGGCGAACTCGGAAGGTTTCCTCTACGCGCTTCAACTGTGACTGAGGTACGTTATCTTCCTTGAAGATATCATAGACTGGAGGTGCATCTTTGGAACCATCGTAAAGCAAACGGTCTTCATACTCTTCCAGTCTGGCAATGCTCTCGTCAACTTTCTCACGCAAACGATCCTGAATGGTTTTGGTCTTTGCCTTCTTCTTTGGCTTGCTGCCATCTTCTTCCGGCTCGTGGTCCGGCTCGTATTTGGCAATGATCTCGTTAACCCGCAGCAGGATATAGTCGTGATGGTCGTCACGGACCGGCATGCCTTTTGCAATTGCAGCGGCTAGGCTACCTACAGTGATGGGCAAGGTACCATCACTTGCTTTTGCAAACATTTTGGTTTCAACAGCGGTCATTTTTGTATGATCGCTGAGGTACTGTACGATGTGCTTCTTCAAATCTTTAATTTTGAAGTAATAGTTATAGTAGTACAGGGCATCGTATAGACGCCTGTTAAATTCAGGATCCTCAGTGGATTCGATGTCATCCCATGTTGGCTCGCCGCCAGTATATTTCTCGTCAGCTGCTTTTGCAGTGCGTGGCTTTTTAGTTTTGCGGGTTGCTTTAACGCCTTTTAGTACTCCGGCCATTTTTAATTCCTCTTTAATTTATTAGTAGTTTTGATTATCAAAACTACGCGAATTCGTGTCGTGTATAATTTCTGCTTAACTCAATGAATGTATCTTCTGGCTTACACCGTATTGTACAGTGCCATCGGCCACCAAAAACAGTTATCGTGATAAAGTTACTTGTCACAAAAACAATCTCTAGTCTGATTTTACCTGGCAACACTGCAACAAAGGCCTGTCCGCCGCGGGTCATTGGTTTCGGTACTCTGTACCCTTTAAGTATAAATATGACTTTAAGTTCATCTATTGTCATGTTCGACTATCCGATTGTTGTTAAATGGGCGGACAATTCATTTACAGTTACGCCTGTACTTAACAAACGTCCGTTGAATAGCAAATCAATATTTAACACTTTAGTCGCCATGCCGTCATACTCTCGATATAGCACAACCGCAGATGCCGCACTCAGGTCTTTATCATAAATTACCAGCTTAACTATCGACTCTAACCCATCACTAGGCAAGCATCGGCTAGTGGAGTATAATATTGTACGCAGGATTTTTCGTTCCTGCAATGCACAAAGAGGAAGTATACATGCAAATTTCATGTGGTCCAATCCGCCAGTTGCGTAAGGGTTGCATTTTTGATAAACATGTTCCCGTTACTGTGGAGAATATCAGCTGTGATTAATTTGGATGCGTGTCCTTTTCCGTCCATCCTGCAAAGTATCACAGCATGAGGCGTGAATGGTCTCCGCCAACGCAATTCTGGTTTCAGCTTAATTCTGGTTACATCATTGAAGAGGATATCCGAACTCTCAATGGAATCCTTCATGCACCATAATGTTACTAATTCGCTAATTTTCATAAGTAATCGTAATCCTGACGTATTGTATTTACGACATCGCCTGCTGCAACTATATTGTCAGCTTTGCCCATTTTTTTAATACAAAATTTACCACTTCTGTAATACACCGAACAAATAACTTGATTCCCACGTACAATTATAATACAAGGGGCGCTTAACTTGATGGTCGTAAAATCGTATCCGCTTAATGTAAGTAATAATTTTACATCATCTAAGCTCACAACGAATATGCCTCGACCTTTTCCTTAATTGTGCGCAGCACATCCACTTCTTCTACCCACGGTAGATGCAAATAGGCCAGCTGGCGTTTGTCATGATTGACGAGGTACTTCTTATGCGCAGTATGGTACATTAGCTGCACTACATCAAACCCGCCAGTATAGATAGTCCATTCGATGAATACGTCTAACTTCAATTTTTCAGTTACAATCTCGTATCCTGCCAATGCAATGAAAGTTTGCATACTGTCTGGCATCGACAGTGGAATATGAGCAGGAGTAGAATATGTGCTGTTGGGATAGGTAACCCTTTTCATAGTGCTGCCTCCACTACATTAACAAGTTCATCTAATGAAGGAGCATATCTCATTGAGACTAGTTTAAAATCAACTCTGCGACCATCTACTAGAGCTCGAATTTCGGCGGACCACCGCTGTTCTTCTATCTTAAATTCGTGATATCTTATATATAGACGTCGAGTATCAGTGTAAAACAACTGTGGACTAGTATTACACTGTCCACATTGTGGGCGATAACCTTTCAATACCATTACAGTTGCTAGCTCTTGAAAGTTCATGTTATCTCGGACTCCAGTTCTGAACTAGTTGATATACACTGTTCCAATCTTTGCAACCTTGTTTTAGATCGCCTGTACCGAATATGTTTACTTCGTAGAAGTCTGTTTGCTTATCATACTCAACTGTGCCAACCACCCTTTTTTTGCTGTGTTGGACAACGACATAACGGGTAATTGATCTGCGGGTACGATTACCAGACAACCTAATGCCCATTCCTGTCAGGAATAATGCGGTGTTGAATTCTGTAAAGTCAGTGATGTTAATTTGACTAGGTCCACTCGTAAGCAAGATCTAGCAACTGTTCGAACTGATCACGCTTAAATACGTTTTCAAGTTCTGGAGTTCCGCCAAATTGTGGAACATACGATAATTCGTAGGTGTCGCCTACGCGCTGAACTTCTCCGCCACCGCCGTCACACCAGTTAACAGTAGCAAATTGTCCAGGCTTCAACGCTTCTAGCTTCTTAAAGTCAGTTACACGATTTGACATAGTTTAGTCCATTTGCTTATTTAATATGTATATTATACTACCATTTCAGGGGTGTGTCAACCACTTTTTGGTATTTTTAACCCATTGACAATCAATGACTTACGTGTTATAATATCAAAATGAATAATAAAATAGTAGGAATTACCGCTTCATCGTTTGATCTCCTCCATGCTGGGCATGTGCTTATGTTAGTAGATGCTAAAGAACAATGTGATTATTTGATTGCATGTTTGCAAGTTGATCCCAGCCTAGACCGACCAGATAAGAATAGCCCAGTCCAAACCATTTTTGAACGGTACACTCAATTGCAGGGGTTACAGTGCGTAGATGAGATTATCCCTTATCGAACTGAGAAAGACCTTGAGGACATCCTCCTCGCTCGTAAAATCGATGTTCGAATTTTGGGCGTCGAGTATAAGGGCAAAGATTTCACCGGAGCTGACATTTGCAAACAGCGTGGGATCAAGTTGTATTTTAATAAACGAGACCATCGCTTCAGTAGCACTGACCTGCGTACACGGGTTATGAATCAGTTTATGAAAGGCGAGGCATAACAGCCAAACTACCTGTCGCATAAATAGTATTATGCTTACAGGAATTAAATTAAAATGCCGAGATTGAGCCTGTGGAAAGATGGTCAAAGGACACATGACTATAGATTTTTTGACGGTATAGTATCCGAGAGATTCACCATGGGTGGTACAGGAATGCTAATTCATAAATACCTCGGCACGTTTAATCAGGATGCAGACGATGCCACACAACCTGACTACCTTAATCAATCTGAACAAAATATCCAAGACCTGCTGTTCTTAGAGAACAGAGACAGGAAATACGATACTTCTATATTTGAGATGCGCGGCGTGTACCAGCTGTCTGATAGTGACTTTGATCTATCACAGTTTGGATTATTCCTGTCAGCAGATACAATTTTTATATCATTTCATTTAAACGATATGGTAGACCGCATCGGACGAAAACTTATGTCCGGTGACGTATTAGAACTCCCCCATCTTAAAGATTTTTACGCATTAGACGATGACGTTCCTGCTGCATTGAAAAGATACTATGTGGTGCAGGATGCTTCTCGCCCAGCAGAAGGCTATAGTCCAACTTGGTGGCCTCATTTATGGCGCGTTAAATGTACTCCTATTGTTGACTCGCAAGAGTATAGGGATTTGCTAACTAATATCGAAACAGGAGATATAGATGAGGACGGAAATGATAGAGGTGTATTAGATCTTTTGTCACAGTACGATGATCGACTAGCAGTTAACAAAGCAATAATTGCACAAGCAGAAGTAGATGTACCTGAGTCGGGATATGATACTACTGGTATCTATATTGTGCCAACTAACCCAGATGGTTCATTAGCTGACCCGTTTGGCATTTTAGCCGACAATACTAACCTAGATGCTAGCAGCACTCAATTCACAGCAGACTCAGAAGGTGTAAGTCCAATTACCTCATTGGGTCCACATTACCTATTAGGCGATGGCTTTGCTCCTAACGGACTGCCTGCTACAATCGGTGTTAGTTTTCCTGGAGGACCAATTGAAGGTGATTACGCATTGAGAACTGATTATTTCCCTAATCGTTTATTTAGATTCGACGGTGTTAAGTGGGTTAAGGTCGAAGATGATGTACGTGCTAATCTTAGCGGTGCAGATAATGACACAGCTTGGTGCATTCTATAATAACGATAACACTACTACAGCAGACGATGGCTCAACGATCGACGAACGTACAGCATTGTCCTCGGTGTTAAAACCTACGGCAGATAATTAATGGCAGATAATAGACAATTCTTTTACGACGGTCAGATACGTCGATTCCTAACTCAGTTCATTCGAGCTATGAGTCACTTCCAGGTCGAGTTCGGAAAAGATAGCACTGGTGCAACGTCACTGTTACAGGTTCCTGTTTTATATGGAGACCCCAGTAGACAAGCGAGCGCTATATTGCGCAACAATAGCGAAAATGCTATCTCTAATGTTCCGGCTATGGCGGTGTATATTACGGCATTCCAGTATGATAAGGATCGTGTACAAGAACCTACCTTCATTGATAAGAAGCATATACGACAACGAAAGTTCGATGCCGATACACAATCATTCACAAACAGACAAGGTAATGCATTTACGGTAGAACGACACATGCCAGTACCGTATACATTAACGTTGAAATTAGACATCTGGACCAGCAATACTACGCAAAAATTCCAGTTATTGGAACAGATTGCTCCTATTTTTAACCCTGCATTGGAGCTACAGAATTCAGACAACTACTTGGACTGGACAAGTCTATCTTTCATTGAATTAACCGACGTTAATTATTCTAGTCGTTCTGTGCCGGCAGGGGCCGAAGATGATATTGACATTGCTACGTTGACATTTGATTTGCCAGTCTGGATCACTCCACCTGCTAAACTTAAGAAGCTCGGCGTCATTCATAGAATTATTGCGAGTGTGCAGGACACATCAGTTGAGAGTATTGATATTTTAGACGACAACCTACTTAATAATACAAGAATCATTATTACTCCGACTAATCACAAGGTTGTACTTGTGAATACTAAATTACAACTATTTAGAATAGACGGAAATCTATTAACCAATTCGGGCAGTGCTTCACAGGTTCCAATAACACAAACGCCTGAGCCATGGGATACAGTATTGAATTTATATGGTAAATTTAATCCTGGCATCACACAGATACGTTTATTACAAGACGACGGAATAACGGAGGTGGTCGGCACTATCATACAAGATACAACCGATGCATCTATTATGGATTATAGTATTGATGTCGATACCATACCAGCTAATAATTTACTACCGGTCACTGCAATTATCGATCCAATCAAAAGTGGACCTGGCGCTGGTCTTATTGCTGCGGCAGTAGGTCAACGTTATCTCATTCTAAGTGATATTGGCGATAGCTTAGACGGTGAGTCAGCTTTGGCGTGGCGCGGTACGAACGGTGCTGAACTGGTTGCAGGTGCGAACGATATCGTCGCATACGATGGTACACAATGGCACGTACTTTTTGACAGCAGCTTAACACAAACTGAAATTAAATACGTAACAAATCTAACAACAGTAACTCAATTTAAATTCACAAACAATGAGTGGACAAAGAGCTACGACGGAGAATATCAGGCAGGAAGATGGTCAGTCATCCCGTAATAGGTGCAGGTGCTTTATTCTATAGTTTATCTACTAAACGCTATCTGTTTATATTGAGAGATCAATGCACGTATAGCGGAACGTGGGGATTGCCAGGCGGCAAAGTCGAAGGCAATGAAGGCGTGTTTGATGCTTTACAACGTGAGGTAATCGAAGAAGTTGGATACACTCCGGAATTTAATAAAGTTATACCCATCGAACAATTCACAAGCGACAACAATTATTTCATCTATCACACATTTTTGATCAGTGTAGAGGATGAGTTTATGCCTACATTAAATCACGAGCATCGTGGATATTGCTGGGTTCATTTAGAAGATCATCCTAGGCCATTACATCCTGGCGTATGGAAAACCTTTAACTTTGACGTAATACAAGAGAAGTTAAAGACCATTGAATTTATTCTTTAACTTCTCTTACTGTTATACCCTTCCTACTAATACTTCAACTACACCTGGACCTTCTGTGGTCTTGTCTTCGATAGCTTTACCGATGATAGCACTTGCACGTGGATCCGTAGCAAATGACGTCCATACTACGGCGTAGCCTGGAGTATCAGATGTTATTAAGATATCGCCTTTCTCTACTGTTCCTACTACCTTACATGGAGTACGACCCATCAATGCTACGTCTGCTGTAAATTCCTCGTCGAGTCCACTGTTCATTAAGTAAGCAGGGTTAGTAGAAACAACTCCGATTACTTTAGAATCAGCATACTTGTTACATTCTGTAACTTCTTCAGTGCCGCCAAATATAAGAACGGTTCCTGGTTCGTATTGTGCGTCGGCAACATATTTCTCTGCCAAGTCAGCGTATTGTGCTGAAGTTGCAGTACCATTTATTAGACCGGTTACTGTTAAAGCTCCGCTAATACCGACGCCTCCGGTTACTACTAATGCACCAGTTATTGCACTTGTGCTAGCGGTTGCATTACTTAGTGTAATAATTCCAGTAGCTGAATCATTGGCATCGCTACGTAAGAATGATGCAGCGTGTAAGCTGTCTACTGTGTCTGCGTCAACATTTAATGCATTAATATCACTCTGTGTTTGATCAGCAGTGGCATTGTCTTCAATGCCATCAACTTTAGTTTGCAATGCAGAGCCAGCTAATCCAGCTGGTGTAACTGCTCGGGTTGCATCTGTGCCTGTATTGGTTTCAGCTATAGTTGCTAGTTCTACTACACCAGAAACAGTAAGTGATGCAGCCGCTTCATCACCTGTGTTAGTTCCGCTTTGACCAACTAAGAAGGTTTGGTTGATTGCAGTGCCTTGCCATACCCCAGTAGCAATGGTACCTACTTGGGTAATATTTAATCCATTGATATCGGCTTGTGTTTGATCTGCTGTTGATCCATTTTCAACATTCAAAATAGAACGTGCAGTTGTTGCACTTAATACTTCTGGATCACC